TGGTTTGTTGGTGAAGCAATGGGCTATTCGACATTGGTATCTTTTATGGTTGTAATGGCAATCATTTTTGAAATTGCTCTCGGTGTAGGTCTATTAATGCCACAAATGAACAGTAATTGTGCTTGGAGACAGAGAGTATCAGCATATGGCTTGGCAGTTTTTACTGGTATCGCTACTTTGCTATTCCATGTGCCACTAATCGCAGGGGAGACTCTTACTCCAGAACTCACTAACTCATTGAAAAATTTAATTATTATCTCTGCTTTGGTGACTGTAGGAAATAACATAGAAAGTAAACATTAATTATTGGAGTTTATTATGGATTTTTTGAAAGAAATGGTGAAGGCATCTGGGAATTCTATGGCTTCTATTGTAGACGATGGTGTTTATACGGATAACGTAGGATACATTGATACAGGGTCATACATTCTCAATGCCCAACTATCAGGTTCAATATATGGCGGATTGCCTGATAACAATATCTCTGCCATAGCAGGAGAATCAGCCACAGGTAAGACTTTCTTCACACTCGGTATTGTTAAAAACTATCTAGACTCCAATCCAGAAGCTGTTGTTTTCTTTTTGGAATCTGAGGGTGCCATTAATAAGAAAATGATGAAGGATAGAGGAATTGATGTTACTAGAGTTGTAATACAACCTGTATCTACAATCCAAGAGTTTAGAACTCAGTCTGTAAAAATGTTGGACAAATATATCGAACTTCCAAAAGAAGATAGAAAGAAAATGATGTTTGTCCTAGACTCGCTAGGTATGCTTTCTACAACCAAAGAAATTGAAGATACAGCAGAAGGCAAAGAGACACGAGATATGACAAGAACTAGTCTTATCCGCTCAGCTTTCCGTGTGTTGACTTTGAAGTGCTCAGTGGCTGGTGTTCCTATCCTACTCACAAACCACACATACGCAAATGTAGGGGGCTATGGCGACCCAACTACTATCTCAGGCGGTGGTGGTGTGAAATACGCGGCATCTACCATCATATCTTTATCCAAAGCTAAGCATAGAGTGGGTAGTGAGGTAGTTGGTAATGTAATTCATTCTAAGCTATTCAAAGGAAGACTTACAAAAGAAAACTCTCAGGTTGATGTTGTATTGACCTATGATAAAGGATTGGACCGCTATTATGGACTACTTGAGCTAGGCGAAAAATACGGAATATTCAAGAAAGGCGGTGGTCGTTATGAAATTGACGGTAAGAAAATTTATGGCAAAACCATCCTAGAAGAGCCAGAAAAATACTTCACAGAAGATATTCTGAATCAGTTAGATGAAGTTGCCAAAAAAGAATTTTTATATGGAAACAATGCTTTCCTAGAACCTACAGAAGAGGAAGAATGAAATGACAGTTAAAGACAGATACATTATGGTAGAGCATAGAGATGACCCAGAGCAGTATGGAATTGCCTTGACAGATGATAAGTACAAAGGTATAATTTACTCATATGGTAAAGTTGACATGTCTCCAGAAAACTTTGACACAGATAATCCAGAGGCAGACCTAAAATTTGAATACAATGTATTTAATAATCCTACCGATATCAATATTGCTGAAGACAAAGAGCTTCAACAATTGATGGGTGAAATTCTTGTAAGTATGATTAAGGACGTATTGGAGCAAAATGAACAGCATAGAGAAGATAATACTGCGGGGTCTTCGGACTAATGACACTTACACAAGAAAAGTTCTTCCTTTCATAAAGGATGATTATTTCCATGATGACACAGAGAGAGTTTTATTTAAAGAATTTATCAAGTTTTTTGTAAAATATAACTCTCTTCCTACCAAAGAAGCAATTCTTATAACACTAAATGATAAAAAGAATATAACAGATTTACAGTTTGATAAACTAGTAGAGCTTACTAATGAAGTCTGGGAGTCAGACGATATTCCAGACGAAAATTGGTTGATGGACAATACTGAAAAGTTCTGTAAAGATAAAGCTGTATACAATGCTGTAATGGATTCTATTAGTATCATTGAAGATGATGAAGGAAAGCTAGACAGAGGTAGCATTCCAGACATTTTATCAAAAGCCTTGGCTGTTTCATTTGATGAATATGTTGGACATGATTACATCATGGATTCTGAAAATCGTTATGAATTTTACCACAAATCTGAAGAAAGGATTCCATTTGACCTTGACTTGATGAATAAGATTACAAATGGTGGACTTCCAAAGAAAACACTCAATATTGCTATTGCTGGTACTGGTGTTGGTAAATCTCTTTTCATGTGTCATTCTGCCGCATCCAATCTAATTGGTGGGCTTAATGTATTATACATTACTATGGAAATGGCAGAAGAGCGTATTGCTGAGCGTATTGATGCCAATCTCATGAATACTAAAATTGATGATTTGTATTCTCTGAGTCGAGAGAAATTCGGCAAAAAGATTTACAATATCAATAAGAAAACTAACGGAAAACTAATCGTAAAAGAATATCCCACAGGTGGGGCTAATGTAAATCACTTTAGACACTTGGCAGATGAACTTAAAATTAAAAAGAACTTTGTTCCTGATATAGTATACATTGACTATCTTAATATTTGTTCTTCATCTAGGGTTAAAAACAATAATGCCAATTCATACACTATTATTAAGAGTATAGCAGAAGAAATTCGTGGTTTGGCAGTAGAACTTAATGTTCCTATTGTTACAGCTACACAGACTACTCGTGGTGGTTATGATAACTCAGATGTATCTTTGACGGACACTTCGGAGTCATTTGGTGTACCAGCTACTGCCGATTTTATGTTTGCTCTTATTTCTACAGAAGAGTTGGCAGAACTAGACCAGATTATGGTTAAGCAGTTGAAAAACCGATACCGTGATACTGGATATTATAAGAAATTTGTTATCGGAGTTGATAGGGCGAAAATGAAATTGTTTGATTTAGAAGAATCAGCACAAGATGATATTTCGGATTCTGGGCAACCTCAAGTCGATAAAAAAGAAGATTCTGGACCAATTAATAGTTTCGGTTCTGGTGGAACTAAGTTTGGTGGGACAAAAGATAGTACTAAATCAAAATTTGGAGGATTTACAGTATGAAAGTAACACTTGGGGATAGTATTGAAACTATCGGTTATTATGAAGATGTGCTCAGTGAAGAGTTATGTGAACTTATTATTGATGAACATCTAGAGAAAGAAGACATTTTCACATCTGGGGTTGCCCTTGAGCAAGAGTTTGTTGCTAAAATATACCCTCATTTAGAAGTTGTTATTAATGACTTGCTTAAAAACTATATTAAAGATTGTGATATTAACTCTTTCCCAGATGATTTTGGTCTTGAACCATTTCATGTTAAGGGATACCGAGACGATGGCGAAACTCCAGAGCAATATCAAATTGATGTAGGTTCCCATGATATGGCAAGGCGTTTTGTTGGTATTTTCTTTATGCTGAATGAGCTAGATGAACCGGGCGAAATTAAGTTCTATCGACAGAACAAATCAATAAAACCAAAACGAGGTTCTGTTTTTATTTTCCCATCATTGTGGACACATCCACAGCTAAGAATCCTACCAAAAACAGGTACTGAGTGGGTTATGGGTACATATTTACATTACTTGTAATACTCCTAATAATTAATGGGGAACTTCGGTTCCCCTTTTTTTATAAATATAATCTAGAATAACAATAACAAGGAGATTACCAATGGCTCTAAATTTTACATTTAACGAAATGCCAGTTTTACGCCCAGTTAAAATGCCAACAAAAGAAATGTCATTTTTGGGTGCTGTATGGCATTGGTTGACTGCCACAAGAAAATGGAATTTAGTAGAAGATTGGGAATTTAACATAGATGGAATTGATTATGTGATTCCAGAAGGTGAACTTGTTGACGGTGCTTCTATACCAAAATATTTTTGGAGTTGGTTGAGTCCTACTGGAATACTACTGGTCCCAGCGATAGTACATGATTACTTATATACTCATGCCAAACTTAAAAGAAAAGATGGAACATACACTAGCTTTATTTGTAGAGCAGATGCCGACAAAATGTTTAGAGATATTGCTATAG